TCATGATCTGGCGCGAGATGCAGCCAGTTTGCGTAGGGCGCGTACGTGCGGTTCCACAAAACGGGCTTGATAGTGACGTCCATAGGAAAGGCGGCGCCAGTATTTTGGGCGCAGCGCCAATAGCCCCAAGACGGTCCGACGGAAAGTCTTGAACTCCCAGCCCCGGGGCGGTTCGGGGATGTCGGCTCCGGACGCTTCTCGATACGCACCATAAACGTCCGCCAAGGGCGCGCGCCTGTTCCACCAGGGCTTGTCGGGGCCCGCATAGTGGATGATGCGCGGCATCACCCTTCCGAAGTTCGTGAACTCGCGAGCGAGAAAGTTATATTCCCGGCCGAGCAGCGTGATGCGCCCCTTGGCGGCAAGATTGATAGCTGTCTGATCAGGGAAATCCAGTGTCGGCCGATCCAGGAGCAGCTTGATCGCCTGCTCGCTTATGCGCTCGACCCGCCACCGGGCCAAATCCATCAGGATCACGCCCGTATTGATGTATTCGTCCCTCCCTACGCCAATCTCAGCGAGTAGTTTCGGACTCATCATCCAGTCCAGAGACCCAGCGGCCAGATTGCCCGCCAGATCGAGCGACCACAGATCTGACAAGTCCGCAGCCACCAAAGCATCGCTGTCGATATAAATCGCCCGATCATGGTCGGGCAGGAGGTCCGGTATCATGAGGCGGGCATAGACCGACCGGGGCCAATGAACCGGCTTTGGCAACCGTGCCAGAAGATCGTGATCCGCCTGTAGCAGCCCGAAACGAATGCCATGGCGATGGCAGAACGCCTCCAACCTATCCCGACCTTCGGGGCTTATGCCGGCATCGATGACATAGAACTGTGCGTGGGGATTATGGAGCCAGGCCGAATAGATGAGGATGAGCAAGCCTGGAACGAAATTCGTGTCGCTTCCGCTAACTATGACCACAGAAATGCTCGCTCGCCCTAGCCGATGATCGAGGTCGCGCGGCGAACCGTCCGCAATCCTCAGCGAGCGTGCTCTAGCATAGGCCCGTGGTTTAGCTAAAGGCACTCGAGCGCATTTTCGCTCCGCCCCCTATCTTCGGAGCTTCAAAGACTTGGTGGTCCCCGGTGATGGTCGCAATCTGACAAGCCGCGCTGTCGATCTGGTCAGTTGGCTTCAATTCGCCACGAGACTACCTACGCGGGCGAAGAAGGCATCGATTGCGCCGTCATTTCCCACGGTGACATGGCTTGGAAAATCCATCGCCTCCGACGCATGCTCACCCGCAATTCCACCCCGCCCGGCAACTCGGACGACGATTCCACCAAGCGTCCTTATCGCCGCCGCCTCATTCGCGAACCGACAGTCGTCAACCACGACCCTACCACCGAGATCGAGGCAATCCGCCGCCCGTGCCTGCCAGTGCTTGATCCAGAAATCCTCGCCGATGCAAAAGCGGCCCCACTCGGTGCCGAGCGTCTGCATGGCGTGGCGCGGCGTCCTGCCGCCGAGCAGCGCCGACGGCGTCTCCTTCAGCTCACCATCGATCTCGGCCTCGCCCAGCCCCAGCGCGCGCAGCATCGCCTTGAGCGGATCGGCGAAGCGCGTTCTGACGAAGCCATGGTGCTCCACGAGGTAGTGCGCCGCTGTCGTCTTGCCCGAGCCGGCAAGGCCGGTGAATGCGATCACCTTAGTCATGCCGCCTGTCCCTTCCAACTCACCCATTCCTTCGCCTGGGCGCCGCGCGGCTCTTCGACCCGGACGTTCCAGCGGCTGGTGATGCCGCGGCGCGGATGCACGAACCAGAGCGGCTGCGACGGCTCGGAGGGCGGCGCGCGCAGGGCGTTCTTGGCGAATTCGTCAAAACCCTTCACGCTGTTAGCGACGATGGCGCGCGGCAGCCAGAGCTCCTGGTGCCAATGCCCCATCAGGAGCACGTCATAGTCGCGGCCCGAGCTCGTCGCCTGGCCGCGCGTCTTGACCTCGCCGCGCATGATCGGGCCGATCGCGCCGATGATGCCGTCGCCACCCTTCACGCCCAGCATGTCGCCATGCATGGCGAGGTAGCGCTGGCCATAGATGCGGTAGTGCACCTCGTTCGCCTCGGGAATGTCGAAGACGATCTCGCGCACGCCCTCATAATGGCGGGCGAGCAACTGGTAGATCAGCCAGTCGAAATTCTTGAACACGTAGCGCTTGTGCTCGGGCTTCGGCGTGGCGCGGCCGTGATTGCCGGCGGCGCAGGGAACGTAGAGCCGGCGGAAAGCGCCCAGCATCTCGTCGATCGCCCAGATCAGGAGATCGCGCACCTGAAGCGCGGCCGGAATCGCCTCTTCCACATCGGTCTTCGCGAGCTCGGGATGCAGCCCGCCAGAGACGAAATCCCCGAGCAGGTTCAGGACAGCGCCGGGATAGTCTCCTGGTCCATGATGGCGGGCCAGGTGGATGGTCGAGCCGACCAGGCGCCGGACGCGGGCCTTGGCGATTTCGGGATCATAGGCGTTGAGGCCATTGGTCTCGGCGCGGCTCACCCGCTCGCCATAGTGCCAGTCGGACCAGATCATGGCCGGAACTTCCTGCGTTCGGCCGCCGCCGGCCTTGGCCGGATCGATCATCCACTCGGGCGGCGTCGCCGGCGCCGCGGCGATGCGGCCGAGCAGGATGCGCATCGCCTCTTCGGAAAGCGCCTCGCGATGCGCCTCCTTCAGCGAGCGCGTCAGCCGCGCCACCTCGTCGCGCAGGCGGATGATCTCCCGATCCCGAGGCGATCCCCCGATCTGAGCCGAGGCTGGCGCCTTGGCAGGGCCTTCCGTCGCCATGCCGAGAAGCCGCTTCCGCTCGGCGACGGTGTTGCGGGAATAGCCGAGCGCGCGGGCGATCCCCGCGACGCTCTCGCCCAGGCGGAGCCTGACGTCGATCGCGGCGCGATCCTTGTCCGAGATATGCTTGCCGATGCGGCTGGTCATGCGTGAGCCTTGCCTGTCTTGGCGATGAAACGCGGCCATGGGCCTGGGATGGGGGGATCGCGGCGCGACGCCGCGATCGAATTGGCTAGTCGGGGGGAAAGGCGCGATCGCTCAGGAAGCCCGGCGCGCGCTGGCGCAGGCGACGCAACACGGCATGGAATCCGGAGACGAAGATCATGCCACCGACGCCGGTGAGGAAGGTGGCGCCGCGATCGAGAGGCGCCCCGGCGACGGAGGTCCAGCGCGCCATGATCTCGATCGTGAAGGGCGTCAGGTAGACGGCGGAGAGCGTGCCCACGGTGAGCGCCGCGAGGCGCAGGCGAAACGTGCCATTCGTCATGATGGCGCTCGCCGCGCCGCCGGCGAAGGCGGCGAGCAAGGTTTCTCCCTTGACGCCAAGGACCACCTGGAAGGGATCGGTCATCAGCCGCGCCTCCGGATCGCCACCGCCGCGGCGATCGAGCTGACACCCTTCGACACCGCCTGCACACCAAAGAAGGAGAGCAGGATCGCGCCCTGCCATTGGTCGAAGGGCGGCGGGAAGGCGGGAATGCGCCAGCCGAGCCGGAAGCAGGTATCGAGGCCGACGAGCACGTAGTGCAGCGTCGCCGTGCCGGCAATGAGCGCCGTGATCAGACGCATTTCCCAATGACCGGCGGTGGCGAGCCGGATCTCGCGCGCGTTCTGCCGCGCCGCCGTCTCGGCGTCGATGCGGCGGATCGCGACCTCGGCCGCGATCCGCTCCTTTTCCACGCCGCGATCCTGGCGGTCGGCCAGGATGCCGCGCAATTCGCCGAGCAGGCCGCCGCCCAGCAGCTTGAGCAGAAAGGAGACCATGGGCTCACCCTTCCACCGGATCGTCGACCCGCGGCCGGTTCGGAAACAGCCAGACCGAGAAGGCGGTGGCGGCGGACATGACGAGCTCGACCCAGAGATCGTCGGTCCCCGTCAGGTCGATGCCGAGGCGGCGATAGACGAGAAGCAGGATCAGCCCGATCGCCGCGGCGACGAGCTTGCGGTATGGCGCGAACATGGGAGGACCTCAGCGGTTGAAGCGGGCGCGGATCTCGTCGCGGTAGCGCCAGGCGAGCCAGCCGAGCGCGACGAGGGTGACGAGCACGACGCCGGAGCCGACCAGCCAGGCCGAGACACCGGCGGCGTCGAGGATCTCAGGCCGCGCCGCGTCGGTGACGGGAACGCCGGCGGTTGCGACGGCGCCCGTCGCCGCCTGCGTCGCGGCCTTGCGGCCCAGATCGATCATGCGGGCGAGCGCCGCCCGCGTCGCCGGCCCGGCCACGCCGTCGACGACGAGGTTCGGATGGCTGCGCTGCAGCGCCTTCACCGCGTTCTCGGTCGTCCGGCCATAGATGCCGTCGGCGCCGACGGCGAAGCCGGCGGCGGAAAGGTCACTCTGGAGCGCCTTCACGGCCTCGCCGCTCGCGCCGCGCTTCAGGACCGCATCGGTTGCGAAGGTGGCCTTGCCCTTGCCGTCGACGGCATAGCGCCCGTCGAGGATCAGATCGGCCTCGCGCTGGCGCCGCGCCGTCAGGCCGGCCACCCCCTTGCCGCCGGCCTTGTTCCAGAGCAGCAGCCCGGCCCGGACGCCGGCGCGGTTGCCTGCCTTCCAGGACTTCACCCAGCTCGCCCGGCCAATCGCGCCGGTGTTGAAGTGAAAGCTTGCGCCACCGTCGAACTCATGCGGCTTGGCGCCCGGCATCGCCTTGGCGACGGCGGGCTCATAGTTGCGCTGCAGGGCCTGGGCCAGCAGGGCGCGGCTCTCGGCGCGCGAGATGCGCATGCCGGCCTTCGGCCTGACGACACCGGACGCCGCCGTCAGGCCGACGCCGATGGTCCACACCCCGGCCACATCGCGATAGGCCGTCAGCACCTCGCCTTCATCGGCAATAAGCTGCTCGAGCCCGGAAGCGCTCATCCGTGCCATGTCTCGTCTCCAGATTGTTCGGGAAGGTCGGGCCGCGGCCCTATCGTTCATCCTCGCCGACGCCGTCGCCCGGCTTGACGAGATCGAGCGCCGTCACGAAGCCGCGGCCGCGCGTCAGCGAATGGGTCACCGTCTCGATCGTATAGGCGCCGTCGACACCCCGCCGGACCCCGGCGATCTCGGCCGCCCCCTCGGGCGTCGCTGTCGGGTTGCCGGTGATCTCGACGCGGCCACCGCCCTTGGCGCGCTCCGCCTCGGCCTGCTCCGAGCCGGCGGCGCGGCCGGCGGCGTCGGCATCGGCCGCCGTCTCCGGCAAGGTCTGCTCGCCGCCGTCCTCATCCTCGGTCTCGACCGTCTCGGTGCGGAGGCGACCTTCCTTCAGGTCGTACCATCGCGCCTTGACCTTGCTGAAACGCGGGCGGCCATGGTCCGGCGCGATGTCGAGCGAGAGCAGATTGTCGCCGGGGCGCACCACGATCGACGGCAACGGCTTGCCGCCGGCCGACATCCCCGAAGAGCGCGGCGCCAGCACCGCCTCGCGGCCGCCAGTGAATTTGAAGGTCGTGCCGGTCTCGCGCGCGATCCGGCGGCCGAAGGCGACGAGGCTCTCGCCATCCATGCCCCACCAGGCGCGCCGGATGGCCCCGAGGCTCTCATGCACCTTGACCGTGACACCCGCGTCCTCGCCCGCCTCGCGGAGCACCGTGGCAAGATCGGTATCGTCCCAATGCCGTTCGCGCGGGGCCTTCACGCCGCCGCGCGTATCCATGCCCTTCGCCGCGATCTGCATCCGCAGCCCGGCGCCGCGATCGTATTTCGAGCGGACATCGTCAACCCCGCCGGCAAAGACCGGCACCAGCCCGCCCCGCCAGGGAAGCTCGACGGCCACGCGCGCGCCGCGCCGTGGCATGACGATCCGGCCACCGGGATCGGCGAGCAGCAGCGTCGCCGTGTCGGAGACGGTTCCCGCCTTGTCGGTCACGGAGAGATCGACGAGGATCGGCCGCAAGCGCTCGGTGATGTCGAGCCCGTCGATCGAGACCCGGAAGATGATCCCCGTCAGTCCCATAGCCGCACCACAGCGATCGCCGTCTCGCTGACCTCGGCACGTCGCGGCAGGTCTACGACCGTGCCCGGCGGGATCTGCGCGCCCCGCGCCGCGAGCCCGACATTCATATCGAGCGCCTTTTCGACGAGGCCCGCCACATGGGCGCGATCGCGGCGCGCCAGCATCTGGTCGAGCCGAACCCCGCGCCCCGTGACGGTGACGCGGTCGAAGATCGGATCCGTCATCGCAGAGCCTCAGGAAAAGAGATTGTAGAGCTGCTCGAACAGCGACGGCGCGGAGGGCTGCGCCGCCGCCTCGAGCGTTATCTCGACCTCGATCATCCGGCCGACGCCGCCGGCATCGAGATAGGACGAAGTCTCGCTGACCTGCGTCACCAGCACGAAGCCATGCACCGTTCCGTCGCCCCGCACCATCAGTTGCGGCACCGCGCCCTTGCGGATCGCATGCAGGACGTCGAGCGAGGAGAGCCCGCCGAACTTCTCCGGAAAGAGAACGGCCGAGATCGTCCAGCTTTCCTCGCCCGGGCCGACATGCTCATGCGGGCGCGGCGCGCCGATAACGTCATGGCGCGCGAAATCCTCGCCCGCCTGATGGCCGATCTCGCGCGCGTTGAACGGCGCGACATCGAAAACGAGGGGGCCGATCGAAAGCAGCATCACGAGAACCTGACATCTTCGAAGCCGCCGCGCAGATGATCGGCGACCTTCTGCCCGCTCTGGTAGCTCTTGGTCTGCGTCGCCGGCACGGCGGCGTCACTGGCGGCCAGGCTGACATTCACCCTGGGGCTGGCGGAGAAAGACAGCTTCGACTGGATCCTGCCGACGAAGGCATCGACCTCGGCCTCCGCCGCCGTCATCTGCGATTGCAGGCCGGCGCGGTAGCTGCCCATCGTCATTTCGGCCTGGGGCGAGAGGTCCACGGCGCCGACCTTGGGCGGCAGCAACTCCGGTGCCTCATACGCACTCGGCGGAAAGGCACCGGCCTGCTCCGGCGCGAGGCCGCCAGGCTCCTTCAGGTCGATACGGGCATCGCCATGGCCAAATCCGGTCCGGCCGTTTCGCGTAAAGTCGAACTCACCGCCATAGTCGCCGGCCTCGGTCGTTGTTCGAACGGCACGCGCGCCCGCTGGATCCATCCCGTGGCGACCGCCGGGACCGCGGCTCACCGATTCATAGAGCTCACCGAGGTCCCGGTAGGCCGCCTGGCGCCCCGCTTCGGCGGCCTCCCGCGCCACCTCCTCGGCATTGCGGAACAGCGCCGTATAAGCATTCGAACTCCAGCCCATGGCTTCGCCGAGTTCCGGCGCCTTGCCAGAGGCGGCACGATAGGCCTCGATGAAGGCATTCGCGCGAGGATCCTCCGCGAGCATTCCCATCGTGCCGGCGTCGCGCTGCTCCTGGATGGCGCCCCACATCCCGATCTGCTTGCCGCGCGCCGAGACCTGATCAAGCTTCCCGGCGGCGCCATCGGCGGCCGCGGCAATACCCTCGAGCATGGCGGTGAAGCCGGCGGCATCGGCCAGCTTGCCAAGCGACTGCCCGGCATTGGCCGTGGCGTTGGAAAAGCGATCCATCGAGGACGCGGCGTCGCCGGTCACCCGGTTGAGGTCCTTCATCACCGAACCTTCGGCGTTCTGAAGGATGCCCATGATCTCCTTGTAGAGATCGCGCTGCGACATCAACGCCCGAACGCCCTGCTGCAGCTGGGCATCGGTAAAGAGCTGGTTGATCTTGGAAAGGTCGCCCTTCGTCGCCTGCTGGGTCAGATCGAGGAAGACCTGCATCACGTCCTGGCCCGACCTGCGGGCGGCGTCGAGTTGCCCCCGGAGGTCATCGACGCCCATCTTCGAGAACTTCTTGACGGTTTCGTCGGAGGTCATCTTCTGAAGCACGTTCTGAAGATTGGTGGCCGCGCTCGACGCATCGCCGGTCTGGGTGCGCACCACCTGTAGCATGGCGACGAGCTTCGAGAGCCCCGCCTCGCCCTCATAGCCCAGCGCCGCCATCGCCGGCGCCAAGGAGGGGATGTACTGCGCCATGTCCTTCAGTTCGAACTTGCCGGCCTTGCCGCCGGCAACCAGGATATCGAAGGCGGACTGCATCCGGTCGGCGGCCACGCCGAAGGACCCGGCGATGGCATCGGCCGAATTGGCGATGTCGGCTGTCTCGGCACCCGCCGCCTGCGCCGTACGCGTCACGGCGGGCAGGAATGCCATCGCATCCGGCAGGGAGCGCCCGGCGGCGACCAGGGCGTCGAGGCCGGCCACCACGTCCTCGAGCGGCAGCGCCACATCCTGGGCAAGCTGCTTCACCTCGCTTGACGCGGCCGCCACCTGGCCCGTCGTCGCCTCGGCCGTGATGCCGATCCGCGTCATCTGGCGATCGAAGGAGGCGAACGCCCTTTCTGCCGACATGACACCGCGGGCGACACCGCGCATGCCACCGGCCGCGACAAGCAGATTGCGACCACCGGCGAGAAATCCCGCCAGATTGCCCTCCTCCCTGACGGAGCGATTCACCCGGCGCATGGCCTGATCCATGTCTCCGGCAGCCTTGGCCACCTTGCCCGCGTTCGGGCTGAAGGCGTCGAGCAGACGCATGGTCAGGGTGGAAACGATCGATGCCATCTAGCTTCCTCGCTTGCCGGCATCGATCGCCTGCGCGAGACCGGCCGTTGAACCCCCGCTGCCTGTCATGGCAAGCTTCTCGAGACTCGGGGGAGTTTGGAATGCGAACGCTGCTGCTTGCCGGTTGTGGATTGATGCTGGGCCTATCCATCGCCCGGGCAGAGGTAGGATCGGACATCCGCAGCCTTTGCGAAGAAGAATGGCCCGATGAGTTCTCGATGCAGGAATTCTGCATCAAGGAAGAGACTGCCAGTCACGCCGCCGTGCAAAGGGCCAGGTCCAGTTCGATCGACGCCCACCCGATCGGTACGAAGATCTTCAAGAAGTGCCTGCGCGAATGGACAGGCGAGCTGACAGAGTGGTCGATGGTCGAGTTCTGTCTGGAGGAGGAGGTTGGCAGCTACAATCGGCTGCACCCGGACAAGGCGATCGAACTGGACTAGATCGAGAGGCTGAAATCGCTCGGATCGAGCCCAAGCTGCGTCCCGACATCCTCGTTCGGGCTATCTCTCGCCGAGCCATCCACGGGGCCGGCATCCTCGGTCGAGGGCAGCGACGCTTCGTCTTGGCCGACAACCGGTCCCACCCTGTCGACGAGATCGGGCGGCAATAACCCCAGCGCGGCGGTGAGAAGCGTCTCGACATCCGGCCAGCGCAGAGCGCCAATGGCGCGAAGCGGGAGCGGCGACGTCACGAGCAGGATCGTGCGTGCCGATATCCCGCCCTCACCGCGCAGGAGTTCGAGACCATCGAGCGAGGGCGGAGCCAGCACAACCTGTTCCACCTTCGCGCCATCGAGCGCGAAGGGATATTCAAGACACACGATATCAGAGGGCTCGTGCAGGTAGTCGGGCGGCAGCAGCGCCGCAGGGCGCCCGAACGCAGCCATCAGCCGAGCCCCAGCATCTGGCGGTATTCCGCCGTCTCGTCGCGGCCGAAACGGCGGCGAACGGTCGAGAAATAGTCGTAGTAGAACCATTCCTGCCCGCCAACACGCAGCTCGTAGTGCTGCAGCTCGATGATCTGGTGGTCATGGCCGAGCTTGTTCGCCCGCTCGAAGGCGTCGGGCCCGACGCGGCCGAGGGCACCGCGTAGGATGGCGACCGCGCCGATCGAGCGATTGCCCGACTTGGCCTTCATGACGCCCCTCGCCGTGAAGGTCTGGACCTCGGACGAGCCGATGCCGAACAGCCGGTAGGCGTCCGGATCGAAACCGGCGATCTTGAAGGTCGGGTTCATCTTGCGCAGTACGTTCATCGAGAGGTCGATCTCCGCGACGGCGCCGCCGCCCATGTGATCGACCGTCACATATTCGAGCGCCGGCAACGCCAGGCTGTCGAGCGAGAGATGCTTGGCGGCGGAAGGATCCTCGTCGCCGAGAAACAGCGACACGGCCTCCATCAGGTAGATTTCGGACATCAGGCGGGCTCCGGAATAGGAGGAAGGGGAAAGCCGCCGCCCCATGCGGGTGGCGGCGGGATCGGCGCCGGAGCGCCGCTCAACCGATCAGCGTCTGGGCCGAGATCAGCTGGTCGATCGTCGCCTGCAGGGCCGGCTGATAGGGCCGCGAGAGCAGCGTGGCGCGGCGGAACACCGGCACGTCCTCGAAGCGGGCATCGACATAGATGTGCCCGCTGCGGAGATCCGACGTGTTGTTCTCGTCCGGGTCGAAGCGGCAGGTGAAACCGAGGATCTCCTGCCGCGCCTGCGCCTTCTCCAGGATGGCCGAGGCCGTGTTGACGACCGCCTGGATCGTCTGCGTCGTCAGGCTCCACCGACCAAGATATTGCCGCAGCGTGCGAATGGCGGTGAGCTCGATGAAATCGCGGCCGCGTACCTTGTGGATCTGGCGCCAGATCGTCTCCTCGCCCGTGCCCTCGAAGCCGAGGAAGACGAAGCCGCCCTCGGCGATCGCGAAATCATCGCCGCTCTCGCCGCGCACGAGCGGGCCGATCTGGTGCGCGAGCAGGTCCTGCCCCTCGCTGGCGCCATCCGTCAGGCTGAACTCGATCGGCCGCGACGGGCCAAGGATGCCATAGACCGGCTGGTTCATGATCGACTTGAACGGCCGGCCTTCATTCTCGAAATCGCGCCGGACGTACAGGCCAAGCACCGCGGCCGACCCGTAGTGCACCACCGTAGCGCCCGAAGCATCGATCATTTCAACGAAGGGGGACACGGGATGGGCGATGCGCTCGCTCTGGAATGTCTCTCGCGCCTCGACATCCTCGCCGCGGCTCGCCCCGCCGGCGTCTGGGACGGCGATGGCATAGAGCGCATTGAGCACAGCCGGCCATGCCGCCACGATGGGGTTGGCGACATCGGCGATCGTCGCCGTCGCCGCGGCGCCCGTGCCGCCGCCTCCGGCAAAGCCAATGGTCGGCGCGGCGGTCAGGTTGGAGCCGGCCGCGTCGATAACGATTTCCATCACCTTGCCGTCATCCGCGCCGGTGCCGAGCACGGCATGCGCCGTCGGCAGCACCTTGGCCGGATCGGAGCCGCCGCCGGTGAAAGTGACGGTCGGAGCGGCCGTATAGCCCGAGCCGGGCGTGGTGACGGTGATCGCGTCGACGCCGGCGAAACGCTGATGCGTGAAGCCGGGCGAACCGATCAGGCGCGGGATGGCGCCGACCACGGCGCCGGCTTTGAGGAAGGCGTGGATGCCGGTGCGCGCGGCGGCATTGCCGACGATGTTGGCGATCGTCGCCGCCTCGTTGGCGCCCGCCTCGACGCGGACCAGGATGATCTGCGCGGCCGATTGCAGCCGGGCGAGCTGGGCATTGATCAGCGTCAGGTCGCGACCGAGGCTCGAATCCGGCTCGATCATCCGCGCCTTGGCAGAGGCGGAGCCGAAGAGCACCGGCTGGTTCAGCGGAAAGGCGGCGTCGAATGCCTCCTGGGCGATGTTGGCCGCCTTCGTCGCCGGCTTGCAGAGCCCGACGACCGACATGCGGGCATTCGAGGGCGGCGCCGGCTCGAGCGCCTCGCGGCGCACGGCAAAGCCGATGACGGGATCGGTCATGCGGAGATCCTCCAAACAAAAAGCCGCCTCGAAGGGCGGCTCGGAAAGCGGGAAAGTGGGGGGCGTCAGTCCGGCCAGCCGGCCGTCTCGTCGATGGCCTCAAGCTCCGCGATCGTCTCGGCGGCCTCGGCCCGGTCCTTCAGATCCCGGGCGTGCTGGCGCAGCTCGGCATAATAGTCGCCGACCAGAGCAGCGAGGCCGAGACCATCGGCGGGTGTCGGCATGGGGATGCGGACGTTCTCGATCGTGATGAAGCCGCGCGCATAGCCTTCCGGCCAGGGCACCGCGCTGGAAGAAGCCGCGATGGCCGTGGTCGCGACCGCGCCCATGTCGGCGCGCGCCTCGCCATCCAATGCGACATGCAGCCCGCCGACGGGCGCGCCGGCCGCGAGCCTCGCGTCGATCTGCGCGCCGATCGCGGCGAGCTTGGCGGCGCGAGAGTCCTCGAACGACAGAGACGGGACCTGTTCATCTTCCAGAAGATCCAGCTTGCGCGGCGCGCCGTCCTCGTCGACGAGGCTGTACGAAACCACTCGCATACCTGCCGGCACGGGCGGCTCAAGTACGAGATGCAGCCCAAAGCGTTCCTGCTTCTCCGCATCGGTCCACTGTGGCGGGACATGGAACTTCGCTTTCGGATCGCCGTCCAGAAGCGGCAATGGCTTGGTGTCCCATTCCACCCACTTTGCGTTTTGCCTGCGCGCGTACATCTCTTTCCTAGCTCACTGTGATGCGGATTTCGCCACGTGCCCCAGCGCCAGCGCGGCCGACGTTTACGCCCCCAGCTCCGACAGAATACGGGACCGCCCCCGTGAAAAAGCCGAACGGAAATACCCGTTCGAACTTCCCGCCGGAACCGCCACCGCCTCCATTCCAGGCCGTCGAGCCGGAGCTGTCGAATTTGCCAGCACCACCAGCACCGGGCGCCGTAGAGACACGCGCCGCGACATTGCGGTCAGGCTGCACGCGACCAAGCGCCCCAATCCCGCCTCCTCCGGGCGCGTCCGCGCCATCGCCCGCGTAGCTCCACACGAGGCCAGGCTTGCCCTGCAGGCCCGGCAGGTTCACATCGCCGCCCGTAGCGGTGCCTCCGGCTCCGCCGGCGGCCGTTGCTGCAGCCGTCCCGGCCGCCACCAGGCCACTTTTCCCTCCCGTTGCGGAACAGGGCCCGAAGGTGGTTGTTCCTCCCGTTGTGCTCGCGGGGGGCGACCCGGAATCGGTACCTCCGCCAGTCCCGCCGCCCGCCCAGCCTTCAACGGTCAACTCGTTGAACTCGGCAGGTAGCGGCCAGTTGCCGGAGCCCGAGGTCAGGGTCACGGTGTAGGGCGTTATCGCCTTCCGGAACGGAGGCAGGGGCGCCAAGCCGGGGAGCATCAGTCGACCCTCCGGCGCATGCCCATGAACGCGAACTTCCCGGAACCGACGCAGATGAACGCGAGAAGGTCCTGCGCACCGGGTGCGACGCTCAGGGTGGGCGTGCCGAAGTCACCAAAGTCGAAGTCGGCCGACCACGTCGGCACCCGGGCTCCAGTCGCGTCCTGCTTGATGAGAACGTTCCATGGCCAGCCTGGCTTGGCTCCCGACGGCGCGCCGAAAACACGGTTTCCTGCAATCGTCACAGACCGGTTCACGCCGGCCGCATGATCGATCGAGATCGTCGATGCGTCGGAAAGCGGCACCCATGACATCGCCGAGAGCACAGCGTCGGGCGTCAGCAGCTTGCCCGCGTTGGCCTCGCGGATATCGGCAGCGGCGGCAAGAGCCACGGCCGCCACCTTGGCGAATGCCAAGGCTCCATCCGGCACGATGAGATCGCGTGCCGCGGCGACGGTGGCGGCCATCAGGATGGCGCGGCCGATCGTCGAGGCGTTCGAAATGTCCGCAGCGACGATGTTGGCGGGTATCCAGAGAGAACCGTTGAACTTCGAGAACTGGCCGCTCGCCGCACCGGTATAGTCGACGCCACCAAGGTTGCCGATGTTATGGCTGTGAACGAACGCCGCCTTACCCGCGAGCGCATCGGCCAGGCCGATAATCTCCGCCAGCGCGTGCTCGTGGTCGGCCGGCGCCTTGCCGAGCAGCGAGGACATGACCACCGCCATGTCCTCGTCGATCCTCATGAAGGTCTCGATGAAGCGCGGCACCTCCTGGCTGCGCATGAGGTTCCCGATATTCGGGAGCAGGTAGTCCCGGTTCGGCGTCCTGTTGTCGATCACTGCCATTCTTCTCTTCCTCAGACCGCCGTTGCCGCAGCTCGTTCGTCCGCCACCGAAGGCCGCGCCGCAGGCGTGCCAGTCAGGCTTAGCCGCACACGCCCCTCGACGGCCGTGTGCGGGTTGCGCTCATAGGTGCGCTCGATCCAGCCATCATTAAGCGGGGCGGAGACCGTGGCGGTGAGCTGCTGCCAGTTGTCGTCGGCCGCATCGATCTCGACGACGAGGGACGATCCGGCCGGCAGCTTCGTCTTCAGCGTGTTGGCGAAGCGGATCATGGATCCCATCGGCATGGCGCGGCTGACATACGTGCCGGTCGGCCGAAGCTTGCCCGCGATCAGCATGGCGCCCGGATAGAGCACCGGCGACACCTTCTCGCTGCCGGCGAGGATCGCGCGCAGCACGACGCTCTCGGTGATGTAGCCGGTCAGCTCCATGACCTGGCCGGCATCGAGCCGGATCACCTCGCCGCCCGGCCGCTCGATCTCGAAGCGGATCGAGGCGGCGGCCGTCGGCAGTTCGGCCGTGGCCCGCACCATCAGGTCGGAGCAGTCGACGAGCGCATGCGTGCCGAGATTGACGACCCTCGTCACCGGATCGAACTTCGCCGCCACCAAGCGGAAGGCCAGATCCTCGGCCTGGTGCGGCGTCCAGGTCTTGGCGTTCGACGACGAGAGCAGCACGCCGACCGTGTAGGGCTGGGCCGACACGAACTGCTGCGCCGCAGTGTCGAGGTCGCCGATCCGCGCGATCGAGAGCGAATGCTGGTTGTCGTCGGTCTTGACGACGATCGCGAACTCCCGGTCGGCCGGCAGATATACCGGCATAGGGAAGCGGATGCTGGTCCAGGCATTCAGCACCACGCCCGCCATGTCGACGAAGGCCGAGGTGATGAGATTGACGGTCGGAATGCCGTTCTCTACCTCGACGAGATCCACCAGCACGCCCTTCGACGTGTCGCCGGCCGCGCAGAACTTCAGATCGACACCGGCGAGATGCCGGCCCTCGACCAGCGTGAAGGTCTGCGCGAGCGGGTCTGGATTGCCGGCGCCATTGAGCGCGACCGTCTGTGTCCGCCAGCGCGTGATTGTCGTGACGCGACGCATGACGTCGATCTCGATCGTGCCCTGGCCGACGAAGACCGCCTCGGCTGACGTGCCGGCCATGCCGGTCGCCCTGACCGACTTGGAGCCGGCCGGGACGTTCGCGGGAATCGTGAAGCTGCCGGAGATCTCGCCATTGGCGTCGCCGACCGGCGGGCCGGCCGGCGTCACGTCGATGCCGTCGAAGGTGAGGCTCGACAGGATCTCGCCGGCGCCGAAACCCTTCACCGTGAAGGCGATCGAGATCTCGCGCAGGAACTCGAGCAGTTCCGCCCGCTCGTCGACCAGCGTTTCGGCAACGGTCGTGCGGCTCTGATTGCCGGAGCCGAACTGCCGCGTCACCGGCGAGGTCCACTCGGTCGCGCTCTCCGTCCAGAAGTCGACGGTCGGGTTGATCGTCATCGCTCCCGGCAGCGGCTCGAAGTTCGCATAGGGGTTGATGAGCATGCAGCCGGTGACGCGCTCCTGCCGGACGATGATCTCCTCGGTCCAGACAAGCGTTGCCGGCGCCGTGAGCGGCGTCGAATAGAAGGTTGGATCGATCGCGAGCTGGCACGAACCGTTGAAGACGGCGGCCGTCTGCGGCTCGCCTGCATCACGGTATCTATCCGAGGTGAAGGGATCGACGAAGACGCCATGCTTCGCCACGGGCTCGCGGCTGTCGATATCGCGGCGCAACCGCTCCAGCGACAGCAGGTCGTAGGCGTCGATCAGCATGTTGTACATGCGATCGACTTTCCAGAACGGATAGGCGCGGACGCCGTTGTTCACGACCTCCGGCTTCCCGGTCCAGGTGTTCCGGATCTCGGCGAGGGGCAGCACATCGTCGGGCGCCTGCGGGGCTACCGGATGCGAGCGGCTCGACTTACCGAGGACATAGACGGAGCCGCCAGCCTGATCGAGGCAGAGCAGGTCGATGCGCGGCAGCTTCCAGGCATAGGAGACGAAGACCGCCTCGCCCGCGACGCCGCCGGCGATCTCGATCGTGTCGGCGAAGACCTGGCTCGGCGTGATCGCCGCGAGGTAGCGATACTTGACCGTGTAGCTCGATCCGCCGGCGGGCTCCACGCCGCCCGGCGCCCAGGAGATATGATCGCCGGAGCGGACGTAGTCCGTGCCCGCGACATAGGTGGTGCCACCCTGCTTCACCTCCAGGATCTGCGTCACGCCGGTATTGGAGAGCAGGTCCGAGGTGTTGTTCGGCGTGCCGCGCGTGACGGTCTCCGTCACCTCCTTGGTGACGATGACGGTCGAGACCGAGGCAATCGGGCCATGGTTGAGCGGCAACACGATCGTGCCGCTGCCGTCGAAGGTGTGTGGCTCCGAGGCAATCAGCTCGAGGTCGAAGGTTTCGAACTGGGCATGCCGCATCGCCGTCGCGCGGGTCCGCTTGAAACCCCAGATATTGGCGACGCCTTCCGAGATCGAGAAGACCTGGTCGTCGCCGACCTTGCCGAGCGCCGTGACGCGGCAGCCATCGACGATGTAATTGCCATTGGCGTCGCGGTCATAGACGGCGATCGCCTGGTTGATACCCGAGAGGCTCGGCGGCGGGGTTTGGTCGATGATGACGCCGTCGCGGAGCAGGTAGACCGAATAGAGGTCGCCCCCCTCGCCATCGCCGGCGAAGCCCCAGGCGACGCTCTCGACCGAGCGCGCGGCACCGGCCTCGCCCTCTCCCTCGGGGCCGGGATGCAGGCCGAGCAGCGACGGATCCTCGATCTCGGTGATGATGGTCGTGAGCAGCCGCACGCCGATCGCGACATCGCCCGCCATCGGCACGCCGGAGAGCGTCGCGGCGGCGATGTTGCGGATGTCGCCACGCACATAGATCCGGCCCGGCGCCAGGATGACGGTGCCGGCGGCGACATCGACGACCACATCGGCGCCCTCGATGCGGTCGCCGTCGCGGGAGACCAGGTCGCCGACCCGCTGGACGCGGCGGCCGAGGATGGTCTGGATCTCGTTGATCTCGGCCGCCTGCGCGATGCGATCCTCGCGGGCGATCACGCCGGTCCAGCTCGGATTGGCCGGAGCGCGGTCATAGGCGGCGGGCAGGCCGGAAGAATGCTCGTGAGCCATCAGAACCTCAGAAGGATGCGCACGCGCTCGCGCACGGTGCGACCGAATTCGATGTCGATCGGGGTCGGGGCGATCTCGGGAAGGTTGGCCGTGAGTTCGCCGGGTCCGAGCCAGAGCGCGCCGGGGCTGTCCGGATCGGCCGGCTCGCCCGCCAGGATGAAGGAGACGGACGCGGCGGTGCTACCGAAGCCGTCGCCGAACTCGGTCAGGGCCTCGATCAGGATGATCTCGGCGCCCGAAGCGAGCGGCGCATAGCGAAGGCCGCCGAACTCGTAGGGGCCGCCGGTTGCCTCGCCGACCCGGCGATGCACGCCGGCGCGGCGATAGCCGATGACCTCGCCGCCGGCATCGCGGAAACAGGCCCAAGCGGTGCCGGCCGGCACGCCCAGCAGCATCAGCGCCGAGCGCGCATCGCCGCCGAGATCGCTCCAGGCGATGTCGGGCCATTCGATATCGAGCCAGGCAGGCTCGGCGTCGCCGGTCGGCTCGATCCAGACGCCGAGCGCGATGAGATCGGCCTCGGTCATCGCATGATCGAAGCTGTAGGGCCGGCCGAATGACCATTTGGCGCCGCCCTCGCGGATCGAAACGCCCGACGACGAGCCGTAGCGCGCGCCGCTCCAGCGGCCCCGGCCATATTCCAGCGCCCGGACATCATAGCCGTGGAAGCCGCGCCAGAAGACGGAGCGGAGCGGCGTCGACAGCTCGGCCACGCCCTCGACCGGCTCCAGGTCGGACTCGTCGTCGCGGATGCGGTCGAGATGCAGCTGGAACAGGTTCCAGCGCGTGCGGCGGACCGGCGCCTCCTCGATCTCCGCCGCGTAACCGAGCCAGCCAAGCGCGCGATCCACCGCCGCCGGCGTGCCACGCAGGCGGGTCCAGGCAACGCCTTCGGGGATCAGCTCGTAGAGGTTCGGCACATAGGGCGTCAGTTCGCCGAGCCCGTACTCATAGACGAGGTAGGGAAGGACCGTGGGCGGTGGCGTGAACTTGAAACCGTGCAGGCTGGCAATGGCGCCGGAAAGGCGCGCCGTCGGATCGGTCGCCTCCGAAAGCGCCCGCTCGAACTTCGTCGAGGAGGCCGGCAGGAGATGAGCTGGCGTCGTCACCGGTCGCGCCCCATCAGGGTCAGGTTGACGGCGCCGAGCGCGACCGCGCGACCGGGCGGGACGATGACGTTCGCCACTGGCGCTGTCACCTCGACACGCTGCACGCCGGTCTTCATCAGTCGGGCGAGCAGCCACTCGCGTGTCAGGTCGAAGCCGAGACCGCCTTCCGCCACCCATTCCGCCCGCAGCGCCGGGACGAGCGCCTCGAGCAGGGCCGCGGAGGCGTCCGGCAGCAGCCAGATCCGGGCCGAGACGTCGATGGTGTCGGTGACGGCCGCGACGATCTCGATCGTGTCATTGACCATGCGGACGGCCGGAGCGGTGACGGCCGCCGCGACGAGCGCGAGCAGGCCGGCATCGGCGACGCCATTGTTGTCGGCGGCGATGACCGCGATCTGGATCAGCGGCGACGTGCCGACCCGATAGACCGCCACATCGGCGACGCGGAGCGAGGCGCCGAGCGCGACGGCGCGGTAACGCGGCTCAGTTCCACCGGTCGAGCGGCCCTGGATGATGAGCTGCGTCCGCAGGCGGAAGCGGTCGTCGCCCTCCTCCGGCAGCCGCGCCGCATCATAAAAGGCGGCGAGATGATCGAGATCCGCGCCGCGCGCGAAGGCGAGCAGATTGGCCCGGATCGCATCGTTGACCCGCGCCCGGAGCAGCAGCTCGCGATAGCTGGCCGCCTCGGCCACGATCTTGACCGGATCCGTCTCGAGCGCGCCGACATCATAGGCGATGCCGGCCGCTTCGAAGCGCGCCTGCGCGTCCGCCATGACCGCGGCGAGGATCGCCTCGAAATCGAGCGTCTCGATCGCCTCCGGCGGCGGGAAGGCGGCAAGGTCGATCGTGGTCATGTCAGTCCGTCCCGGTAAGCGAAAGGCCGGATTCTCCGGCGACGAGGGAGAGCGTGCGTCGACCGGCCGAGGTGAGGTCACCGAGATGGCCACGCGGGCGATAATCGCCCTCGATCATCCAGGTCGTGTCGCCGGTTCGATCGAGATCGAGCTGGTCGATGCGGAGCGGATGAAAGCGAGGTTCGAAGAGCAGAAGCGCCGTCGCCACCGTCCAGCGGAAGCGCTGCGCCGTGCGGCGATTGGCGAGCTCGCCGAACAGGCGAAGCCCGAGCGAGCCGACATAGGGGCGCATCACCCGTTCGAAATAGGCCGTCGTCAGGATGACCTCGATCGACTGCATGACATGCGGCCAGCCGGCGAGCGGCAGACCCGTCCTCCGGTCGATACCGTTGGAAGTCGCCTCCGCCATCTATCCCTCAATCACTCGCGAAGACCTTGGTCGAACCCTCGACGATCGGATGCAGCCCGGCCGAAGAACCGTGCCCGACCCGCACCATGTCGCCGATACGGGCGACGCCCTTGCCGTCAGCTGCGCCGAGATCGACGCGCGGCGCGGTGATGCCATAGCGTCCGGCTTCCATGTCGAGGATGACCTGGCCAAGCGTCTCGCGGTTCGCGGCCGGATCGTTGCTCGGTGCCTGAAACTGGTTCGAAAAGGTCGCCGGTAGCAGCAGCGACTGGTCGAGATCACCGCCGGGCGCCACGACCAACATCTGCTGCCCGGCGACCGGCGGCCGCCAGCTTCGCGTAGCGCCGGCCAGTTCCGCCCAGGGGCGCCATGGGCCGAGAAACGCCCGGCCGCCATCGGGATCCGAGAGCATCATTCGAGCCACGCCTTTCTCGGCATCGACCTTGGCGATCGTTCCGAAGCGCATCTGCCGGCTGATGACACGATTGAGCCGCGCCACCTCGAGTGTGAGGCGTGCCACCATCTCCTCGATGTCCATCGTTCTCAGTCCTGCGACAGTGGGCCGTCGATCGTCTCGGCGACGGCTGATTCCACCAGGCCGCCAAGCAGCTGGTAGCCCTCAAACGAAGATGGATCCTCGGGTGGACCGGACCATGGCGGCGCGATGCCCAGCGCCCGGACTTCCGCCTCGGTAATGCCGTGGCGCGCCTGGACGACGCGCCAATCGGCGAGGCCAGCGGGCTGCTCGATCGCGGCGCGCAGAACAGCCGCCATCTCGGCAAGGCCCACGGTTCGCTCCATTGCAGCGAGAAGGTCAACCCAAACGTCCGTCGCCGGGCGGCCGAAATCCGGCTCGGCGATCGGCTCCACCGAGAGCAGATAGAAGCGGGTTGCGACCCGGCTACCATCGGCCTCGCCGCCGCGCTTCATCTGGAAGCGGTTGAGCTTCAGGATCAGCCCGCGGACGATCTCACCCCAAGGCTCGCCGGCCAGCGGCGTCAGAAGCGCGCGGCTGACCTGACGCCAGAGAATGTCGAGGGATGCTTCCAGGCCCTTGGAGTTCGGCTCAATCGCGATCAGGGAGGTGGCGCCCTCCCCGTCGATCGCCTCGGCGGTCACGCGCGAGGCGATGGCGATCTCGAACAAGAGGCCGATTTCGTCGGCCGCATCGAGGAGCGACAATCCGGCCTTGTCACGCTCGCCCGAGGCATCATCGACCGACACCACGATGATGGGCGCCGGCTCGCCGCCGATCAGGTCGGAGATCGCCGCGAGTTCGGAATCCACCACCCTGCCCTCGGCGAGGGTCCGCCCCTTGAGCGCTTCGGTGACGGCGATGCGCAGCGCCAGCGAGACGAGGCTCATGACGGCTCCGAGACCATGACGAGGACGAGATGGCCGAAATCGAGCGGATTGACCTCGCCGATCTCGAGCCGGCCATCGGCCGAGCGATCGAGACGAATGACGCGGTCACCCTTGCGGGGCCGAAAGCCAAGTTTCGCGGCCTCGGCGCCGGAGACCTGGATGGCTATGGGCCGCGTCACCATGCGGCCGAGGCCGGCCGTGCCGGGCGTGCGCGAGGCACCGAGAAGCGGCATCTCCAGATAGCCGGTCAGCACCACGCCGATGATCTCTGCCGGGCTACGGTCCGGATCCGGACCAGCCGCGGTAAAGCCGGCCTCGGTGAGCGGCTCGATCCGGAGCCGCTCGCCGTGCTGTTCCTCGATATCGCGGGCGAGCTCGGCCGCGATATCGTCGAAGACGGTCGGCATCTCAGCCGCCGATCACGATCCGGCGCAGCGTCTTCGGCTGCGTGCAGAGCGAGATCGGGTTGGTCTGCACCTGCAGGTGACGTCCCTTGCCATCCTGACGAGCCCACTGGCGCAAATAGCGGGGCAGGCCCTTGGTGTTCACCGTGTCCTCGTAGTCCGCCGGCGCGAAGCGGGTGATGAAGAGGCCGGGGACCCCCTTGACGACCAGGCGGGCCTCGGTGGAACCGATAAAGGACGCGCCGCCATTGGACGCCTTCGCCTTCTTGCCAGTGCGATAGCGCTCCCAGGTGATGCCACCGAACTCGAACTTGTCGTCGCTCGGCAGCCCGCGCAGTTCGGCAGCGGCGATCGTCGCCTTGTAGGTCTCCTCGACCTTCTTGTGGGTGATGAGCTTCTTGAAGAATTCGTCGCCGCACCAAGAATGCAGGCCGGAATAGCTGGTCGCCTCCAGATCGTCCTCGATGCCAATGCGGAAATCGAGGCAGCTTCCACGCAGATTGGCTGCGTCGTCGTCGAGATCGAGTTCGAGATCGGTCGGGGGCGTGATCTCGAAGCGATTGAAGAGGTTGATCCGGACGGAGCCGCTTTTCGAAACGACGATGCCCTTCATCGCGCCCAGCTTCTGATGCTCGAGCGTGGCGTCAGCATCCCGCAGATGACGAGCCGCCTTGGTCTCGACCACGTTCATCACGCTCTCGACGTCGTCTTCCGTGCCGAAGGCGCGGACATTCTGCACCTCGTCGGCGGTGACAGAATCGTCGCGCTGGAAATGGTCGACCCGGAACGGCACCAGGTTGCGCTTGTCGTTGTCGATCGTTTCGCCGTTGCCACCCCGCTCGGACGGTTCGATCAGCGACAGCGAACCATCCATCTCCTCGACCGAGATGACCGTGGTGTTGACGCCGTCGCTCTCGAACAGGCCGCTGTCGGAAATCTGCGATGGGACATAGGGCATCGTGTTGACCTTGGCGGTCAGCGAGACGACGGAAAACGCGTCGTCATTGAAAATATCGAGGGTCGGCATGACTGCGTTTCCTTCGCGTTCGGCGCGGCGCGCCCGGAAATGAAAAAGGCGGCCCGAAAGCCGCCCCACACGAAAAAGGTAAATTCGGTCAGCGAACGATCAGGTTACGCCGGCCGAGACGGGTGATCGCCGCCGACTTCTGGGCGGAGGTGATGCCGTCCGGCCATTTGAGCGCCGCGCCCTTGAAGGCCGTCAGGCGCGCTGAAATCACGCCGCGCGCCTCGGCCGAGGCCGCCTTGACCGCGGCATAAGCGACGGCGGCGGCAATTTCCGATCCGTCCGACGCCGCCGGATCGAGCGGCTTGTACTTGCCGGCGGCCAGCACGACTTCGACATCAAAGCCGTCGCCGGCCACGAAGGCCGTGCCGCCTGCCGTAATCGTGAAGCCGATATCATCGGCGAAGGCCGCGCCCGCCGCGCCGCTGCCGATCACGTCGCCGGCCGGGTTCTCGACCGTGAAGGTCGTGGCGGCAGTGAAGCGGATCGAATAGGCACCGTCGACGGCGCCGCCGAGGATCGTGATGGGGGAGATCGTACCATTGCCCGTATTGCCGCCCTTGGCGGTTCCCGTTCCGGCGCCGGCCGTCACATGACCCAAGATTTCGCCGGGATCGACATCTGCGCCGGCGGCAAAGGTGACTTCCTCGCGCGACAGCACGGGGTTCTCGCTCAGGATATGCTCGGCCGCATGCCGGCCTTCGGTAACGCGCTGCATAGGAAACCCTCCGTTGGGTTGCGCGAGAGATGGGCCGGTCGGCCCTCGGTAGAGTCTGTGTCAGCCGGCCCGGTTCATGCCGGCATAGATCGCCTTGGTGTCGATCACCGGAGCCGCCGCGCGGCCGCCGCCCTGGGCAGGCCCGCCAACAGGCGGAATGGGTTCGGCGGCGGCGCGGGCGGCGAGCGCGGACGGTCCTTTCGGCGAAGCGGCGAGCGCCTTGGTAGCGGCGGGCGGCGCGATGCCTTCGAGCGCGAAAACGAGGGCCTGCGCCTCCCGGCCCTTCGCCTCCTCGCTGCCGGTGATCGCCGCGACATCTGCCAGTGCTGCGGCGCGGCCCTCGGCAGTTCCCTCCGCCTTGCCGGCGGCATGGCCGGAGGCGTGCGCTTCGGTGCGGGCGGCGTCGAGCTCGGCCTGGCTGTAGGTTCGATCGTTCATCTGTAGACCTCGCGGACTGGCGGGCAGAGCGCGTGCCCCGCTCCGGTTAAGCTCGGCGACCAGTTCGTCGAGCGTGGAAACTCCGTCGGCGAGGCCAGCCTTGACCGCGTCCTCGCCGACATAGATCCGCGCCTCGGTAGCGCGGATCGCTGCCTCGGACATGCCGGGTCGACCGGCCGCGACCGACGCGACGAATTGCTCATAGAAGCCGTCGACTTCCGCCTGCAGGTCGGTACGAACGCTTTCCGGAAGGGCCTCGAACGGATTGCCGTCGACCTTGTGCGCGCCGGCGAAAACGAGGGTCGGCTTGACGCCGGCTTCTGCGAGGCGGGCCGACTGATCGAGATGCAGCATGACGACGCCGATCGAGCCGACGATGCCGGAGGGGATCGTGAGAAGCCGGCCGGCACCGGACGCAAAGGCATAGGCGGCCGACGCGGCCATGCCATTGGCGATGGCCATCACCGGCTTGACCGCGTTCAGCTTGCGAACGAAGCCGGCGAACTCCATCGCCCCGACCGCCTCGCCGCCGGGGCTGTCAATGTCGAGAATGATGCTGGATACCTTGGGGTCGTTGGCGGCGCGCGTCAGCTGCGCCATGACACCCTCATAGGAAGTCAGGCCGCTCGACGCGCCGATCCAGGCGCCACGGTTGACCAATTCGCCCTCGACGGTGACAAGGGCGACGGAACCGATGCGACGGTAGAATTCGGTCCAGTATCCTTCTTCCGGATCACCGACACCGACGCTCTCGCCCTCAAAGCGGGTGGCCGCAGGACCGCCGCGTTGCGGCTCATAGGTCGGGACATCGCCACCATGGATGCGGGCGGCGAGGAAGTCGCCGATCGCCTGCGCCTGCGATGGAAGGATCATCAACGGCCGGTCGAAGACCTTGGAAGCGATGCGGACATAGTGCGGCATTGCTTCACCCAAACTCGATCGCATACCGCGCCGGTCGGCCGCCATTCGCGCGATTGCAGAGGTCCTCATAACGGACGATTTCGCGGTCGAGGGCGCGAAGATCCGGCGTCACCTTCTCGACGCGCTGGCGGCCGCCATTTCCGGCGGCGACCTCGGTGACCTTGGTCGCCCGGCCGGTAATCAGGTCGCGGCGGCGCTGGCGCAGATCCGCCAGCACGGCACAGGGATCTTCATCCGCCATCACGCATCTGCCTTTTCGGATTCGTCTTCTTCGTCGTCGAGCGCGGGGCCTCCGTTGTGGCCCATGAAGCTCGACAATTCCGGAAGCCCGCGTTCGCCGCGCATCTCGCGCTCGCGCTCGAGCTGCTCGTAGAGGTCCTCGAGGTCGACGCCGAGCTCATTGGCGATCGTCTCGTCGCTCATCACGCCGATCTGCTTCCAGATCTGGTGCGCCTTCGCCGTCTTGAGATCATCGGCCTGCGGCTTGCCGGTACCGCGCCAGCGCGACCGCGACGCGGCGGTGCGCCGGGCGAGGAAGCCGTCGAGCCCGCCGGGGAAGGCGATCGCGCCGCTGTCGATCTCTTCTTCGAGCCAGGCCTCATAGGCTGCCTGCATCAAGGGCGCGACGACGAAGGAGCGGCGCGTCAACACGATCAGCCACATGGCCGCTGTCGCCATCCGCACCGACGAATAGGTGGATCCACGATAGTCGCCGGTCAGGTCCTCATAGGTGAGGCCCATGCAACGGGCGACCTCGCGCAGCAGGAAGCTCGCGAACTTCTCGTACTGCTCGTTCGGGTGCTTCGCCCCGTGGAACTCCAGCCTGTCGCCGGAGAAGAGGTGGGCGATCTTGCCGAACCGGCCGAGGTCGATCTTGGTGTTGTCGTACCAGGCGCCACGGGCCGCCATGAAATCGTCGAGGGGCGTGCTGCCCTTCTTCTCGGAGGCGCCCCGCATCGCCTCCATCGCTTCCTCGGTTGGCGCATCCGAGGTGAAGGTGCCTACGAGAATGGCCTGGATCAGCGCCGCGGTCAGCGTGGCATCGGCGAGCTGGTCGAACTGGCGCGTCACGCGCAGCGCCGATGCCATCGGTGTGATGCCGCGCACCTGGCCGGCGAGTCCGTCGAAGACATGCACCACGCGCGGACGCCCGGCGCTGTCGCGGGCGCGGATCTCGACCTCGTCCGTGCCGCCCCATTGGCGCGGCGTGGTGATCCGGTAGGCGAGCGGGAAACCGTCGCCGTCGAGACGGACGCCCTGGTAGAGATCCGGCTGCACCGACGTCTGCGCCAGGCGCGACGACGGCAGGAGTTGCAGCTTGGTCATGTACTGGCCGCCGGCTCGTGCCCGGAACGGCAGCAGCGCCACGATCTCACCCGTCGCCATCCATCCACGATAGGCGGCAGCGGCGTTCTGGCCGAGCGTGCGCCGCCCCTCGATGTCGCACTCGATCGGCCGGTCGGCCCAGAGCTCGAAGCGCCGCTCGATCGTCCGGCCGAGGACCGCTGCCTCGCCCGCCGTCATGCCGAGCGCCTCGGCATCCGGCATGGCGTTGAGGCGCAGTCCAGTGCCGACCACCTGCGCCGTCGACTGGTCGATGCCGCCGGCGACGAAGCCGGAGTTCTGGATCAGGTCGGTGGCGCGCGCCGCCGCCTTCGACCAGGCGACGCGGACATCCTCGCGGCTTTCGCGCAGAGCCGGCTGCCACCCCGAGAAGAAAGGCGAGGCGCCGTCGCGCATGAAACCGGAGCGCGGCGACGGCCGGCCGCTGTCGCCCCGGCCGATCAACCGTCCGAAGAAGCCGGCCATGCGTTCACCTGTTCATCCGGGCCGCCATCTCGGCGAAGCGATTGCGTTTCGTCCCCTCCTCGCGCGCCGGCGACGGCGGAGGCTGGGATGGCGTAAAGAGCTGCTCTTCAAGATCGAGTTGCGGCGCGGCGGACGGGGTGGATCGCTCGGCCTCGATCAGGTCCCACCGCGATTCCGGCAGGGCGCGGACGCCGAACTTGATCGCCGCGGCCTCGGCCTGCAGCATCGTGTCGAGCATCTCGTTGGCGAGGTTCGGATCCTTGACCCACTGATAGGTGACGAAGCCGTCCTTGCGGCGGATCGCCTTGCGCGTCTCGGCCGTCAGCTCTTTGAAATAGCCGTCCTCGAGCCCCTTTGGAAAACCGACATGGCCGCGCTCGATCGGATCGGCCTTCACGAGATTCCGATAGAGCGCCATCTTCAGGATGGACGTTCCGAAATTGTAGAAGCGGCTCGAATAGCGCAGCACCTTGCCGGTGCGGGACCGCTCGCGCTTGACGCGCGCCAGCAACGGCGCCCGTTCATCCGCAACGCCACGCACCATGATGACCGACGACGTCGGATGGCGTTTCGCCCAGTCCCAGACGTCCTCGGTCCAGGCGTTGCCGTCGATGGCCGTCAGATCGGGAGTGATGTCGTGGCCGGCCTCGTTGCGGTAGCCCGTCTCCAGCAACCGATCGAGCGCGTCGCGGGCCTTTTCCTCCGAGATGTGGCCGTCGACCGTGCCGTGCGTGACGACGAAGCGGCGCCCGTCGCGAGTCCAGGCGATGACCTGGTAGGCGCAGAAGTCCTTCTGGCAGTCGACGCCCATGGTTACGACGAGGCCGCCTGCGGGAACGGTGTTGATCTTGTGGCCGGTCTCGTCGGCCCGCTTGCGCAGTTCTTCCCAGGGCGGCGCCTCGCCGAGCGTGCGATAGGCACGGCCGACCGTATCGTTCTCGAAGACTTGCTCGGCCGCTGGATCACCCTTGGCCTTCAGCCATTCGCGCGCGATGCGGGCGAGGCTCTGCAGAAGCGAATAGGCCGACCAGAGATGGAAGGAGCGATGCTCGCGCAGCGCCTTCGGATTGTGCGCCTTCCATCGACCGGCCCGAATCATCGCCGGACGGTGATGATCCTCGATCGGGAAACCGCACTCGACGCAGGAAAAGTGAACCGCGTCGGGGTCCGCGGGGTCCAGATTGGCGAGGAGGTTCTCCCAGTCGAGCACCTGCTCATGACCGCATTGCGGGCATGGCACATAGAAATATTCCTGGCTGCCGGCCTCGAAGGATCTCGTGATCCTGCAACCCGGCACGACGAGCGGCGTCGAGATCTTCAGCAGCTTGGCGAACTCATACGCCCGCGAGCGACTGTCTGCCTGCTGCTCCGGATCGCCGGCGGCGTTGATCTCCCATTTGGCGAGGTCGTCATGCACCTGCCGGCGCATCGACACCTGACTGAGCGATGACGGCGAGTTCGCGCCTGAGATCAGCAGCGCGCCTCGGCCGTCGTTCCGCTCCTTGTAGAACACCGAATCGGCGCCATCGCGCGCCTTGGCGGTAAAGATCCGCTGCAGCGCCGTCGTCGAGCGCAGCATCGGCGCCAGCTTCATCTTCGACCAGCGGCGGGCGTTGTCCTCTGTCGGGTGGATGTAGAGGACGTCGCCCGGATCCATGTCGATGGAACCCAGCGTGAAGATGTTGGCGAGCACGGTGCCGCCGAGCTGCGCCGACTTCGACAACGTGACGGTTCGGCACGGATCGTCCGGGCCGAGCGCCGTCAGGATTTCCGAGAAGTAAGGAAACAGGTCGACATTATACGGGCCGGGAAACGGACTCTCGCGCTCCGAGAAGCTGATATTGGCTTCGGCCCAGGCGAGATAGTTGACCGGCGGCGGCGGCGTGAGCACCTCTGCGAGGACGTCCTCGGCAAGGCGCTTCGCATTGGCGAGCAGGATCGGCATCGCGCCTCAATCGGTTTCGGCCTGGTCGTCCTCCTCGGTCTCGGGCATGGCGATCGCCGCCTCGCGGTGAGCCGCGGCGGCACGTTCGCGGACCTTGCGGAACTCCTGGCGCAGAAGGTGCAGCGCGTCCCGGCCGGATATGCCGAACTGTGCCGCGAGCGCGCCGGAGAGGTCCGGCAGCGCGCCCTCGAAGATCGTCAGCAACGTCGCGGCAATGCGGGTCATCTCCTCGCGCGACGTCTCGGTGCGCACATAGGCGCCGTGCGCGGCGCGATCCTCACGCTCGAGCCTGGCGGTGACGAGCTCGGCCTGCCGCAGCTTCTCGCGCTTGATCCGCTCCTCGACGGGATCGACCGGAAGATCTGGGATGGATGCCGCCGACTGCTTCGGCTCCGGCGACGCGGCTGGAGCCTCGGCCGCCGGGTCGAGCCGGGTCGTGATGCCATTGAGGCCGAAACGCTGGTTCGGGTCGAGGCGCTGTTTCAGGTGAGCGAGCGCAACGTCGACACGGATCTTGGCGCGTGGTCCCTCGCCCTCGATCGCCTCGGGTCCGATCTTGCCTTCCGCGATCATCTGCGAGATGCGGCCAGGTGAGACGCCGATGCGTTCGGCGAAGCGACCTTTGGGGAGAAGCTCACTCATTGAACCGTGAGCCCTTCCTTTAGGCCAAGCTTTAGCGCGGTCCTTTAGGCTTCGAAATCAAGCAAGTCTGCCGGAATCCCACGCTGCCGCCGCACCGCGGCTGGTGGGGCTGGGTACGGTCCCTAAAGGGGGTGGGGGTGCCGATCGGCCCGATCACCCGAGCAGTCTCGCCATCCGGCGGGGCAGATCGGCCGCCAGCTCGCGGATGCCGACGGCCTGGAAGGTCGAGAGCGATAGCCCCTGCCCGATCTCCTTCGCGATGCTCGGCCCGAACAGCCTGCGCAGCGCCTGCTTGCCTTCGGCACGGACCATGACCGGCCCGCGCGTCGGGTGCACGAACGAACGCTTGAACACGCGCCCGACATTCCAGGGCGAAGCGCTCACACCGCCCGCGGCGCCCGGATCGACCAGCTTGCCGAACCGGCCCTTCCCGTCCCGTCCCTGCAGACGCCAATGATCGCGCGGTGACCATCGCGCCGCGACCTTGGGCGATCGGCTCGCCCGCATCTTGAACTCGGTGATCGGCAGGCCCTTACCGCTTCCCTCGATCGAGAAGGCAAGCCCGCCGTCATGGATGAAGGAACGCGTCCGGGAGTTGATCGCCCCGGCCCGCTTGGCGCCGGTCTGCTCCTTCAGCGCCCGCCGCACCTGGGTCCGGGTCTTCAGCCCCGCGGCGCGCAGGCTCTCGCGCATGACGCGAAGCCCCTCGCCGCCGGCAAGCTTCCGGGACGCAACGACAAATCGAACTGTGCCTTTGCCATCATACTCGGCGGTAATCAAACCGGCCACGGAAGATCTCCGATCGAACGGGGTGCCCGCCGACTTGCCGAGGGACAGTCACCATGCCTGAATATCCCAGTCGATTTTCGACCTGGAGGAAAACATGGACGACACAAGCATTGGCTGGATCGCCGCCATCATCATCGGCGGCATCGCCGGGTGGATCGCTTCGATGATCATGAAGAGCGACACCGGTATCTTCCTGAACATCATCCTCGGCATCGTCGGCGCCGTCGTCGCCAGCTTCCTGTTCGGCCTGATCGGCGTCGGCTTCTCGGGCTGGCTCGGCTACCTCATCGCCGGACTTGTCGGCGCGTGCATCCTCATTGCCATCGGGCGAGCGGTCCGGCGCTAGCCGGGCGCGACCCTCAAAAGAAAAACCCGCCGGGGCGACCGGCGGGTTCGTCTCATCCTTTTCAGCGTGACAGACCCTAAGTCAAGTTTCAGTCGCAGGTCAACCGCGCGCCGTTTTACGCAACAGCCACCCGCGATCCCACGCCGCGCCCGGCGCCAGCGCCAGAAGGTTGGGCAGGATGCGCGGCTCGCTCATCGCCGCCTCCTCCCAGGGCCGCGCCGGCCGCTGGCTCGGCAGCGCGTCGAAGCGCTCCAGCGTGCCATCGAGAACCGCAGCCAGATAGTCCAGCGCCGAATGCCAGACCTCATATTCGGCGCGCGCCAGCGCCGCCGGCAGCGGATCCGGGTCCAGGAACGTCTTGCGATAGGCCCCGGCGAATGGCCGCCGCCCCTTCGGGTCGAAGCCGTCGACCTCCTGCCGCATCGGCCCGTCCGAGGTCTCGACGGTGATCGAGCGGAACCAGGCCGGCGCCCCCCGGCCGTTCAGGACGACCTTCCGCTCCGGCTGCTCGGCCTGCCAGCAAGGCGCGTCACCCAGGATGGCGTGCCGCGTGACGAGCGCGCCGGGGCCGACCTTCATCCGCCGCGCGCCCGAGGCATCAACCACCGTCACCTTGTCCAGCGCCCGCGCCAGAAGCGCCGGCAGCTCGGCCTCGATCCCTTCCATGTCGGCGAGCGGGTTCCAGCCCTCGGGAAGCTCCACCTCGATCTCGTCCAGCGCGGTCACAGCCTCGAACACCGCGATCGCGTCCGGATCCGGCTCTTCCATCGCCATCAGGTCGGAGACGACGCCGAAGCGGTTGATGCCGTCGCAATCGATCAGCGTCAGATATTCGCCGAACTTCTCGACCGCCCGATGCGCCCGGCCGAAGCCGATGCCGGTCAGCGCCCGCGCCGCGCCGGCCTTCGGCAGCTCTTCCCGGAAGGTCCAGGCCAGCAGTTTCTCGATCTCGATCGGCTTCTTCGTCGGCTGATTCATGGGACGACACCCTGTTTGCGAAGGTTGCGAGGGTTTCGCGATAGTCCGAACCAAACTATCGCAGTCAATTAATCTATATGTTTCAATGAGTTGAATAGACTGTGCGAGGGTTGCGAGGGTTTTCTCGTGTGTTCATGAGAGTTTTCATTTGTCTTTTTCCGTCCCCCGTAACCCCGTTGATCATGCATACACGCGGAAAAACCCTCGCAACCCTCGCAGACGCCTACTAACCCGCTGATCCCGCTGGATAAAAGGGCTGCGAGGGTTGACCTCGAACACTCGCGAAACCCTCGCAAACCCTCGCGTTCCCGAACCCTTGCGAGGGTTCAGCGAGGGTCCCAGTCGTCCTCATAGGGGTTGCGGGGCGCGCCGGGCCGGTCGGGCACGTCGTGCAGGCGACAGTCGAGATAGTGGCGGATGCGCCCGTCATCCCGGCGGTAGCGCATTTTCATGACGCGGCCGAAGCGCGTCTCCTTGAACGGCGTCTTGGCGTTCGCCTCCGACCAGGCGACATAGGCGTGATACATCTCCCGCGCCGTGACGCTCTGCCCGGCCGCCACCTCGACGCAGTCCTGCGCGAAGAGCCCGATCGGGTCCATCTCGTCGCGATAGTCCTTCGTCGCGGCCTTGACCTCGTCGGGCAGCACCAGGCCCTCGGTCAGATACCGACACGCCCCCTCGATCAGCCAGTTCAGGATCCCCGGATATTCCGGCGCGAAGTCGGCGAGCACATCCTCGATGTTGCGCTGCCGCTCCTCGGCCAGCGTCACCGGCCAGTGGATGACCACCATGCGCCGCCAGATGCCGTTGTCCGTGCCGTCGATGCGCGGATAGCCATTGCCGGGCATGTGGCCGGAGAAGACCGGCGTGAACTCGTAATAGCCCTTGAACAGCGAGCGGACGGGGATGCTCTCGCCGCCGGTCAGCTTCTTCAGCATTTCCTCCTGCAGCGGCTTGTCGGCCGGCAATTCGAGGATGCGCAGCGTGCGCACACCGAAGAGCCGGGCGAGATCCGGGCTCGCCTGCCCCGCCCCGCGCTCGCCCGTTCCGGTGATGGATTCGGCCGGCAGGCCGACGGCGAGCGGCCCGAGCACGCGCATCAGCGTCTCCATGAACACGCTCTTGCCATTGGCCCCAAAGCCGTAGTGAAACAGGATCTTCTGCACGGTCAGGCCCGTCAGCCCGAGCCCGGAGAAGGTCTGCACCAGCCGCCGCACCGGCTCGACGGGCAGGAATTCCGCGAGGAAGGCATCCCATTTCGGGCAGGTCGCGTCGGGGTCGTAATCGACCGGCACCAGCTTGGTGATCAGATCCTCGCGCCGGTGCCAGGGCTCCGCCTCGCACCAGCCGATCGTCGGCCGGCTGCCATCCTCGCGCGGATCTTCCTGGACGCGCTCGGGATCGAGGATCCGGCTGAAGGCGAGCGTGTGGCCGCGCGTCGCGAATTTGAGCGGGTCGCGGTTGAATGCTTCCGGGTCGCGCTGGATATGCGGCGCCGCGCAGGCGAGCATCGCCTCGAGCCGCGCCTTGTTCTTGGAGGAGACGGCGAATTTCCGTCGCGCAATCTGGCGCTTCTCGACCGCCTGTTCCGCCGCCAGCCCGTCCTCGACCTCCCTGCGCAACAGGCGCATCCGCGCCTTGTCGGCGTCGGTCGGCTCCTTCTTCGCCTCCAGCCGGTCGAGCTCGTCAAAGGCCCTGTCGCCGCGCTCGATCGCCATCTTCTCGGAGATCGTCGCGGTGATATGGTCGGCCTCGAGCGAGATCCGCCCGCCGACCTGCTGCGAGAGCGCCAGCGCGGCCGGCCCGCCGCCATCGATATCCCAATGCGTGCCCGCCCAGGTGACGAAGGCCGGCCGCTGTGCGTCCGCCTGGCGGAGCACGAGCAGGTCCTTCCCGAAATGCGCGATCAGCCGCTTGCCATTGTCGGTGTCGGAATGGTCGAGCGCGGCGCAGGCCTCGACGGCGCCCATGTCGACATCGGATTTCGGCGGCTTGTCGGAAGGCCCGGCCTCGTCGCCGTCATAGTCGCCGGGAAACCCGTCACCGACATTGGATTCGACATCGCCGCTGTCCGCGAGGGTCGCGCGGGTCGGTTCCTCGAATTCGGGGGCTGCGGGGCGCGCGTCATCCACCACCTCGGCGCCGTCGATGAGCGCGGCGATCGTTTGTCTGGGATCGTCCATCATTTCCCCGCCGGCAGCCGGATTGCGTCGCCCCGGCCAAATGGCCGGCCGCAAAATTCTTCAGTTTCCGGAATCGATCGATCTACTCCGGGATATTCGCGCGCCATGAGCCGCCACCACTCCTCGCTGGCGAGGCAGAGCCATGACGCCTGCGCGAATTGCCAAGAGGCTGAATAGCGGTCCCTACCGATTGAGTTCGATGCGCAGCAGAGCAGCGCGAGACAAAGAGCGAGCGACCGCATCACGCCCCCCTCAGCACATCATTGAAATCCCGCCCCTCGGGCGCCCACGCGATACGGATCACGCGGCCCGGCCGCGCCCAGCGCGCCGCGGCGCGCTTCAGCGTCATCTCGGTCGTGAAGCGGTCGCTGTCGCCATCGCCGAGCAGGATGATCTCGTCCGTCCGCTCCGGCGGCATCAGCGCCGGATGCGCGGCGTCGTCGATCGGCACAGGCCCGGCCACACGCCGTGCCCGCCTCGCGCCACGCTTATCGATCGAGAAATCGGTCGGATGCGGGATCGTCTCGCTCGCCGGCCCGCCAAGATTGCCGAGATCGGCCGACGACCAGTAGAGCGTCTCCGAGATGTCGCGCCCGGTCTCGAGCTCCGACTGCCGGACGGAAAGAACCGTCTCGATCCCCTCGCCGATGACGAGCCGGCGCGGCAGGCAGCCACCGCGCGAGAGCGGGATATGCCCGCCCCGCTTCGAACCGCGGATCTTCTTCGAAGGCAGCGCCTCGCCTGTATCCGGATCGATCAGCGCCATCTTCGTGCCTGTCGCCGGGTCGAGCCAGGTCAGATGCGCGCCGGCGAAGCGGCCATTCGGGCCGACGATCGCGGCCACCATCGCCGGGCCGTAGTGGATCGCCTTTTTCGGCACGCCGTCAGCGCCATGGAAATAGCCGAGCCGCTCGATATGGCGGATCGAGGCGCCGGCGAAATCGGAAATCCCGCGCCGGGCGAGATAGTCATGAGTCGCCGTGCCCGGCCGCGCGGGCATCGCGCCCTGCCAGAGATCCCACATCCGCGCCCGCTCGCGCTCGCGATAAAGATTGGCCTCCGCCTCCCGCCGCGCGGCCGCGGCGCGCCGCTCGGCCTCGCGCCGGGCGAGTTCGGCGATATCGGGTCCGGCCGCCTCGCCCTTCGGCGGCTGGCGTCCGGTCAGCGTCGCGCAGGCCGAAAGGAAGTCGCAGGCGTCGACATACTGCACGAGCGCGATCACGTCGCCGCCAGCGCGCGACGCGCGGCAATGGAAGATCCCCTTGGCGCGATGGATCGAGAATCGGTCCCGCCCGCCGCAGGCCGGGCAAGGCCCGACGAGCTCGGCGCCGGCGCGGCGCAGCCTCCAGCCCCGCCGCTCCGCCTCCTCGACGATCGGCACGGCCCGCGCCTCCTCGACGAAAGCGCGCATGGCGGCGGAGATCTCGGTCATTCCGCTGCCTCGACGAATAAAGGCCCCCCATCGGCCAGGTCGGCCTCGTCCACATCCTCGACGGCGTAGTTCGCGGCGACGAGCGCGGCCGCCATGGGCGGGCAGACGGAGTTGCCGCACATGCGGTTCTGCGACGTCTTGGTCATCGGCTTGCCGTCGGCGCCGCGATCGATGATGTAGCTGTCGGGGAACCCTTGGGCGCGGAACAGTTCGCGCGGCGACAGCATGCGCATGCCGATGTCGACGATCACGTAGGGCTCGCCCTCGATCTCGACCGTCACCAAGCCAAAGCGTGGCTTCGCTGTGGCCGTGTGCAGCGGTTCGTCGACCGGCTGGCCGTCCTCGGTCGAGCCGTAATATTTCGCGATGAAGGCGCGAACCTCCGCGACATGGCCGCCGCCGGCGCAGATGGTCGGCGCGGGCTCGGCGATCTCGGCGTCCCGGCGATCGCTGCCCTTCAGGTTCAGGATTCCGGCCGAGACGACGGCCTGCGTGCTGGCCTGCTGCACGATCGTCGACAGCGGCTCGCGGGCATCGTGTCCTACGACGCCGGTGTTGTGCTGTGCGAGAAACGCGGCGACAAGCGCCGTCTTGCCGCCGCCGCCAGCTGTGATCGTACCGACTGGGGCGTCGGTTGCGCTGCCAATCGAGGCCCCGAACTGGCGGGAGAGATGGACCGCCGCGAGGCTGCCTTGGTTGCCATCCGGAACGACGGTCCCGATTGGCCCATCGGCGGGCATGGTGCGCGGCTCCTGTCCGTCCCGCTCGCCATAGCGAGGGACGAGATAGGGCGCGACGAGGCAGTTCTGATCTTTCGGCGAAGCCGTGATCGTGTGTAGCGGCGCCTCCGGAGACCGGACGGCGCCGCCCTGCTGTGCATAGGACAGCACCGGAGCGACAAGCGCGGCCTCGCCCCGATGCGCGGCTGTTACCGTGCGGGCGGGTTCCTCGAGGGAGTGCGTGCGGTCGCCGCCCTGATGGGTGAGTGGAGCGGTGAACGGGGTTACCAAGCCGAGCGGGACAGCGCCGCCCGGACGCTTGATGAAGCTGTTCGCCGTGACGGTGGCCAGCGGCTCGTCGATCGAGCGGCCGACCTGGTCGTGTCGGAAAGCGACGACGAAGGGCTTGACCGCCTCGAGCACATAGCGCTGCACGCCCTTGGCGATCCGCGCCATGGTGGCTTCGGCCAGCGGGCGCTTCGCTCCGACGGCGCGGGCCTCCTCCCGCGTCAGGAAGATCGACGGGCAGGGCAGCGACCAATCGATGATCTCGGCCGCCGTCCGCCAAGGCAGCAGACGTCCAGCCTTCACGGCTTCGGACTTCGGATCTGCATGCGTCGGTTGCGGCCAGACGATCGGCCGGCCGTCGCGGCGCGCGATCAGGAAAAGCCGCTTGCGGATGGTCGGCGCGCCATAGTCGCAGGCGCGCAGCTCGCGCCATTCGACCTTGTAGCCGAGCTTGCGCAGCTCGCCCGTCCACTTGCGGAACGTCTCGCCCTTGCGAACCGGGCACGGCATGCCGTCCTCGAGCAGCGGCCCCCAGCCCTGAAACTCCTCGACGTTCTCGAGGATGATCACGCGCGGCTTCACCTGACGCGCCCAGCGGACGACGACCCAGGCTAGATCCCGGATGTTCCGCGCCACCGGCTTGCCGCCCTTGGCCTTGGAGAAGTGCTTGCAGTCGGGCGAGGCCCAGAGCAGGCCGACCGGGCGGCCGGCCGTCACCGCGTGCGGATCGACCTTCCAGACATTGTGCGGCAGATGCAGCGTGTCCGGATGGTTCGCCGCGTGCATGGAGAGCGCCTCAGCGTCGTGGTTGATCGCGATGTCGGGCGAGCGTCCGAGCGCGATCTCGATACCGGTGGACGCGCCGCCGCCTCCGGCGAAGCTGTCGACGATGATCTCGTGAATGATCAACCCCGCCCCTCACCCGCGCCGATCCGCTCCGCATGCAGCGCGGCTGCCTTGTGGATCGCGGTCGCGTGCTTGCCGAAGTGGAGACCGAGCGCGCGGTAGTTGCGGCAGGCCTCGTGATAGCAGCGATACATCGCCTCGCTATTGGCGTGCTGGGCCCGCTGCTCGATCGAACCTTTCGCGGCGCGGCGGGGCGGCGCGAGCATGAGATCGACCGGCACTTGATGCCGGGCCGCGACTTCGGCGACGACAGCGAGGATCGCCGGTTGCGCCTTCTCAACCGCGCGCCGGATGGCCACCTCCGGATCGCCAGCCGCGGCCGGCTCTGGCAAGACAGCCGGTGAGGCTGCGGCCATGACCCTTGCCGGCCGACCCGCGGCCTCGCGGATGTCGCGCCGGATCCGCCGCGCCTCGGCCGAACAACCCGGTTCCGGCGCCCGGTCGCCATGGTGATGCAGCAAGGCGGCCAGGGCGCGCCGGTTGGCGAGGATCTTCGCCGCGCGAACCTGCGCCGCGGTCATCTCGATCGAGACGTCGGAGAGCTGGCTAAACATCAAAACGGCCCCTTCCGGCTCAGCGTGTCGTCCGCCTTCCAGGACGCGGCGAGCGCCGCCACGCCGAAAAAGGCGCCGCCGGTGGCGGCGATTGCGACGGCGAGGCGCCAGGGCTCGACGCCCGGCATGACGGCCGGCGGCAAGAGCATGAACAGGCAGGCGGCGAGATAGACGATCAGGAGAACGGCCAGGCCAAGAACGGCGCCGACGATGGCCGCTGTCACCACAACGGCGAGCCCGGTGGCGACATCGGCGAAGATGCGAAAGGCGTTCATGCGACCTCCCTGTCGAACTTGCGGCTCGCCGCGCGGATCTCGGGCGCCAGCCCGGCGAAAAGCCCGCCCTCGGTGAGCGCGGCGACGCGCTCGCGGCGGATGCCGAGGGCGGCGGAAATGGTGGAGGCGGGAATCCCGGCGCGGTGCATGCCGATCGCGGCGAGCCGTCTCCAGCGCCGCTCCGGCGTGACGACGACGACGCGGAGGATCGCGCCGCGCTGGCTGCGAAGGGCGAGGATCGAGATCAACGCCCGCCTCCCGCGACCACGGCGAGCTTGCCCTTCGTCCGGTCGAGCCGGCGCTCCAGCCCGCCGATTTCGGCCATGACGTCCTTCGCCTCGGCCGGCGTCACCTTGTTGTCGGCGAGCGCGGCGCCGAGCGCGGAGGAAACCCGCGCGCCGGCTTGCGTCACGCCGACGAGGTCGGAGACGAGATTGCCGGGATCGTCGTCATCCGCCCCGATCGGCACCACCTGGTGCTGCGTCAGCGTCGCGAAGAGGCGGGCATAGATCGGCTTCTGCGCCTTGAACTCGAGCAGCGCCGCCACCCAGCTCGGAAACAGGTCGGGATAGGCGTCGCCCTGGCAGCGCGAGATCTGGCCGTCCGACAATCCGGTCAACGCCTTGACGCCGGCCGGGCCGCCATTGGCCAGCACCAGCTCGCGGTTCGCGGCCTTGATCAGGGTCATCAGACCGGCAGGCAAAGAGGTGGCGTCCACGAAAAAAGCTCCTGTGCTTTTTCGGTGCGAAAACGGGGCGGGCGTGGGATTTTCAGGCCATCAGATCACGGGGGACCGCGCAGATGACGAACCAGGTTGAACAGGCCAAACGCATCGCCGCCGCGCGGCGAATGTTGCAGCGGGCCATGGGCCGGCTGGTGGCTGGTCAGGCGACTCATGACGCCACCTCGGGAGAAGGTGCCTCCGGCGCCCGGGGGGAAGAGCAACCGGAGGCGGGCGCCGGGGAGGAAGTCGGCGCGGGATCGGATCGGGACTCGCATGCATGTGCCACGAGCTTTCATGGGCGAATGCTCGATGCGCCAAGCGAGAAATGAGGTGCGAAAACTAGACATCCTGACCGCGACTATGCGGGATATGTCCCGCACCTGTCAACGGGACATATCCCGCTGTCGGGAACGTCTCCGTGCGGGAATAATCCCGCACATGAACGAAGAAATATATCAGCGCATCCAAGCGCAGCTGGAGCTATTGGATTTATCCGAAAGGCGCGCCTCAATGGAGGCAGGCCTAGGGGCTGATGCAATTCGTGATATCCGCAGAAGGCAACATACACTACCTCGGCTGGATACGTTGATTGCTCTGGCGAAGCCGCTTCGCACATCGGCGTCTTGGCTGGCCTTCGGCGAGGGCGATTCGCAGTCATTGCGCCCCCAGCAAGTTCCAATCGTTTCTCTTGTCGCCGCATCCCGCTTCGCAGATGTGCCTGCGGTCGTGAGCACTGACGATGCTCCGGTTTTGGGGGTTTCTGGCCTTCCCTCGGGTCAGTATATCGGTCTTAGGGTGTCCGGAGACTCCATGGATCGAATTGCGCCTGATGGTTCGACGGTGGTCATTAACATCAGCGATCGCGAGCTTCGGCCTCGCAGCTTTTACGTATTCCGCCAAAGCGATAGCGCAACCTTCAAGCGATACATGGAGTGCCCTGCCCGGCTGGAGCCGTTCTCCACAAACCCGACGCATGAAGCCATCGCCATCGACAATGACATTGATGTCATCGGCCGAGCTGTCCGCGTGATAACAGATCTGTAGTTGAAAGAGCCCACCGAACCATTGCTAAGTCGGCCAGTATCAACTCTACTGGCGAAGGGGTACGGGCGGAGCGGAAGAAATTCCGCTGACTCTTTACGGGTCTTGGTTATCAAGCGAGGCGTTAGCCTCGGCAATCTGCCGCATTCGATCGAGTGCTTAGTTACCATGAGACGATGCGCTCGTACCCTCATATAGTTTGGGGGAGCAACAAAATTGAACGCACATATAGGCGTCGCCGCCACCAGTCAGAACATATGGCTAACAGCTAGAGTCCGCATGATATCAGAGCGGAAGGCTCGGCGGAGGAGCGCCACATCCCTCATCATTCTCACGTACTACTCGCTATTATCAGTCACGATTGGCATATTTAGCGAATTCTATAAGCATCACTATTCATATCTCGATCAAATAGGCGTCACATTTTCAGTCGTTGTTTTAGCGTCTTCTCTGGTTATTGCTGGATTCCGATTTGATCAAGCTGCAGAAGACTATCGCTCATGCTACCTCAAGCTCCAAAAGCTGAACAGCAGTGGCTTGCCCCCCGATCAAATTGAGGCCAAATATACCAATATTCTTGGTAGGTACCCCAATCACACCACTGCCGATTGGAACGATCTTATTGTCTATAGCAAATTTTTGTACAAGAGCACCCTTAAGAACAATGCCGGAAACATAGATTGCTCCTTTCTATTGATTGCCGATTTCATTGCTCGTAAATTTTCTACTCTGCTGATCTTGGCCATCCTTATACTGTCGCCAATTTTTATACTTACCTGGCCGCTGATCGGGTTGATTCCATGACTATACAGGCACCCGCCCCCGGCGACCCACTTGGTCCAGAGCTGCTAAAAGCGATCTTTCTGGAGCGAATTTCACTCACGGGAACGGTTGGGAAAGACGGCATTACGCCCCAGGCGTTCGGAAAGAACCTGGACGCAGAAGTCCAGTCTCTCGCGGCGAAAGCGGTGAGCGGCGAGTATCGCTTCACCCAATATAAGCAGAAGCTCATCCTGAAGGGCGCCAACAAGCCGCCCCGTGAGATTTCAATCGCCACCGTTCGCGATAGAGTTGTGCTGAGGGCGATCACAAACTTCTTAGTATCTGTCTTTTCCGACAGAAGAATCGTTCCAGCGCACTACATCGTGTCGGAAATAGCGGAAGCAATCCAGCATCTCGACGATGAATATTCGTTCGTACAGATAGACATCAGGGACTTTTACCCCACCGTCAATCACGATCTGCTCATTGAGCAGATCGGTCGCAGAGTTAAATCCGATGTGATTATCGATTTGGTGAAGAAGGCAATTCAAACCAATACAGGTCCAAAGGGCCCGGCCCGCAACGTCGGAATTCCTCAGGGGTTAAGTATATCTAATATATTATCTTCAATATACATGACACGATTCGATGACTTAATGCAAAAGAAGGGCTCGTATTACCGGTACGTCGATGACATCGTCACGATATGTAAAACAAAAACCGCCAAGAGAAAGCTTGGATACATCACTCAGAAGCTCAATGACATTGGACTAACATGTCACGAGCCCAAAGCTAATAGCAAGACGAAGATATGCAAGCTCTCAGTTGGCATTGACTACCTCGGATATAGCATCCGTCCCGGCTATATATCGGTTAGAGCGTCATCATATAAAAGAATGATGGATAATATAATGGCTGTCATTTCTGCGGCGCGCCACACATCCAATCACGCCAAGGCCATTGCTCGGATCAACATTCGGATTTCTGGATGCATCTTCGACGGGAGGCGCATGGGATGGATGTTCTTCTTTTCTATGACGCAGGACATAAGGCAGCTGCAGCGCCTGGATGATTTCGTTTTGAGCGCATGGACCAAGGCCGGCCTAGACAAATTTGGTACACCGAAGCGCTTCGTTAAAGCATACTACGAAATTCGATATAGGTTCGATCGGACAAAATACATACCGAAATTCGACGAATACGACATCGACCAGAAGTCAAAACTCATTGCTGACATTCTCAATAAGAGCTTGGCTGAAATTCAGACTTGGTCCGTAGAAAGTATTGAGCGGAAATTCCTTCAATTGGTAAAGAAGGAAGTTTCCAAGCTGGAGCAGGACGTAACGCCCATCAGCTAG